GCTTAACTTTTGTTAAAGGTTACATTACGACAGTTACTGGAATACCAGGACATGGTAAGAGTGATTTTGTAGATGAAATAGTACTACGTTTAAACATTAATCATGGTTGGCGTTGTGCTTTCTATTCACCCGAAAACAAACCTACTAAATTACATTTCAGCAAGTTAGCCCGTAAAATAATAGGTAAAAGCTGGGATAGTGGTTTTAATGACCGAATGAGTTATTTAGAGGTGCAAATGGTACAAAAGGCACTAAACAATAATATTTGGTTTGTTAAGCCTGAAAAGGATTTTAGTTTAGAATCTATTTTAGAACACGTTAAACAATTAAAGTTAAAGCATGGCATTGAATGTTTTGTTATTGATGCTTGGAATAAGTTAGAGCATAAATACGGGGTATCAGAAACAAAGTACATTGGTGAGAGTTTAGATAAGTTGGCTAACTTCTGCGAACTTTATAACGTGCACTGCTTTTTAGTTGCTCACCCCCGTAAAATTGCAAAGGATAAACAATCAGGCAAATATGAAATTCCAACTTTATACGATGTGGCTGGTTCGGCTAACTTCTTTAACAAGTCAGACAATGGAATAAGTGTTTATCGAGATGAAGAAAATAAAACATGGGTACATATCCAAAAGGTTAAGTTTTCACATTGGGGGCAAATAGGACATTCAACATTTACTTATCATAAACCAAGCGGTCGTTATATTGAAGATGGGGGATTTTATCATGCTGGAAGTTGGGTGAGTTTAGCAAGTCAACCATTACAGGAAAACACAAACTTTTTAACAGAAACAAATAATAATGAAGACCCCTTTTAAAATCTAAAAATATATTTTGAATTAATCAAATAAGTATTAACTTTTTAAAAAAATAAACTATGGAAAATTTAAAACACACTAAAGAGTATGCCTTTAATAATATTAACTCGTAACGCAATAAACAAAGCAACTAAATAACATGGGAACTAAGCTGCCAAAAGTAAATGAAAAAAGACAATTAAGTCAAGAATTACAAATGACTTTAAAAAATGAAATTCATGAGGCCATTAGAAAAATAGAAAAATCTAACAATTACGAATTTGAAGTGTTCGAAGTTGATTATGTGCTTTTGGATATGGTCAAAAGTCATCATACAATGTATCTAAATATGAAATTTAAAACAGATTAATAACATGAAACAATCACGCAAGAAATAGAAAGCTTGAGAATGAATTAAATAAAATGAAACTTGTAATTAAATAATTTTTTGTATATTTGCTTGTAATTTACAATGAGTTACAATGGCATTTAAGAAAGGACAATCAGGAAATCCAAAAGGGAAACCATTAGGAGCTAAAGGAACTAAAACTTTAGAGTGGGAGGAATTTGGCAAACAACTATTAGAGAATGGTTTACCACGAGCTATTGAAATACTACAAACGTGTGATGATGAAAAGTTTATTGCCCAGTTCACCAACCTGCTTGAATACTTTAAACCAAAATTAGCAAGGTCAGAGGTTAATTTAGATGGCGAAGTAAAACATACCGTTACATTTTTAGATGAACATTGAGATAATAGCGCCAAAGCTAACAAGCTATCAAAAGGCTATACTTAACGCTGATGAACGTTTCACAATAACAGAGGCAGCAACTAAGTGTGGCAAAACATTTTCGCATATTTGGTGGCTATTTCGTGAAGCTCACAAAGGTAATGTAGGTAATAACTATTGGTGGGTTGCTCCCGTTTATGGACAGGCAGAAATAGCTTTTAACCGAATGAAGTCTAAGGTTGTTGGTAATAAGCTTTACCAAGTTAACCTATCTAAGCTAACTATAACAACTCCAATAGGTACAATAATTCAATTTAAGAGCGCCGAGAATCCCGATAACCTTTATGGTGAAGATGTTTATGCAGCTGTATTTGATGAGTTTACACGTGCAAGAGAAACAGCATGGCACGCTTTACGTTCTACATTAACAGCAACAAGGGGTAAGTGTAAGCTAATCGGTAACGCTAAAGGTAAAAAGAATTGGGGATATAAGTTAGGGCAAAAAGCAAGAGCGGGTGAAAAGGATTATAAGTACTTCAGAGTAACAGCTTACGATGCTGCAAAAGAGGGAATAGTAGACATTGAAGAAATAGAGCAAGCTAAAAGAGATTTGCCTGATGTAGTGTTCAAAGAGTTATATCTTGCAGAACCTAATGAAGATGGTTCTAATCCATTTGGACTAACTCACATAAGGAATTGCATAAGAAAGCCAACAGGCACTATTAAAACGCACGGTATTGACTTAGCAAAGTCTTTTGACTATTCAGTTAACGTAGGTATATCTGAAACTGGGGGTGCGTTTATAGTTGATAGGTGGCAGTCTGATTGGGGCACAACAAAGATAAAAATAAAAGAAACAGTAGGAAATAAGCCTACTTTAATAGATAGTACAGGTGTAGGTGACCCAATAGTTGAAGAACTCGAAAGGGATTTAAGAAATATTGAAGGGTTTAAATTCTCATCAGGAAGTAAGCAGCAAATAATGGAAGGTTTAGCTTCTGCAATTCAACAGGGTAAGATACATTTTGATGACCATATATTGATTGAGGAATTAGAAAGTTTTGAGTTTGAATACACAAGAACAGGTGTAAGATACTCAGCCCCGAAAGGTTGTCATGATGATACTGTATGTGCTTTAGCTTTAGCTTGGAAGAAACACGATGATAAATTAACACACATTCAATTCTACAAACCTAAAATAACTAACTTTGGTTCACGAAAGAATTACTAAATTTGCATTATGATTAAAACTATTATAAAAGGAAACGAATACGATATACCAACTTCATGGCAAGATTTAACATATACTAAAGGTGTTGAGGTTGTTGAGTTAATAAAGTTAGGTGAACAAGATGATGTGCTTTGTCATGTTATAGGAATTGATAAGGAAATATTACATTCGCTTAGTGCAAATGATGTAGCTAAATTATTTATAGTAACTGAGTTCTTTACTGACTTAACTCTAATTGATAGCGAGTTACCACAGGAAAAATACAAGTCAATAGACTATGGCACTTTGCCTTATGGAGATACGGAAGCGATTAGGATAATAATGTCTAACAACTCAGATAAGAACTTCTTACAATTAGCACCACAGGTTATAAAAAAGATAACAGGTGATGATATTAGTAACGAACCATTTAGCGAGGTTATCGGTTCTGTTGGTTTTTTTTTAAATCAATGGATAGCTTTTACAAGCAATTCGATGAACTCAACGAAACAGAAACAGATCAAAGGGCAGAACTCGCAGGAGTTGACAGGCTCAGAAGGTTCGGGGGTTTTGGTACTTGGGTAGAGTTAGCAAGGAGAGGGGCACTAGGCTCTACAATTGATGATGTACTAAAACAACCTACAAGAGTAGTTTATAACTTAATGTTATATGATAAGTTGAAGGCAGAGTATGAACGTAATTTAATGAAACAAAAATAAAACAAAATAAATGACACTAATACAAACTATAAGAGAATCAGTACAGAATTGTAATGGCTTAACAAATCCTTTATTCGTACATGGTAGGGGTGCAGATACAGCATTGGCATCGGCTAAAGAACAAAACACAGGCACGTTTGTTTATTTAGAGCCAATCAGTAAAACTATTGGAGTTGAAGATTCAACGCAGTTAGCTAACATAGTTATTGGATTCTTAACACAAGATGAGCCTGATAGTTCAAGTGATGCTGAGATAAGTGAAGCCTCAACGCTATCAATGGAGGAAAAGATTAATGATATGGAGGTAGAAGCTACTGCATGGCTTACTTACTTCTTTGATAATTACACTTATAGAATTAATGGTGTTTATACTTTATCACCTGTTTATCGTATTAAAAACGTAATGAGTGGGGTATTATTAACATTTAGTCTAATAGAGCCTAAACAATGCTAACACTATCTCAACAAGTTTTATTTGAGAACTTTGCTAAAAGTGTTATTGAACAAATAAAAATAATACTAAAGACAAAGAACATACCACGTAAGTCGGTAAGGTATGAAGGTGGAGAACGCACAGAAAGTACATTTGCTGCGCCAGTTCAATCATCAGGAAGGTTAGCAGCTTCTTTGAACTTTGAAATAACTGATGATGCTATATTAATCAAAGGTGAGGGATATATTTACACTCTTATCTATGGTAGGAAGCCAACAAGTAGTAAAGGTACTTGGAAGTCAGCAAACGAAGATATTAAGAAGTGGATTAGAGCAAAAGGCATACAGGCTGATATTAGTGAGAATCAATTAGCCTATTTAATTACTCGAAAGATAACAAGAGAGGGTAATTCAATCTATTTATTTAGCGGTTCTAAAAACTCAGGGCTACTAAATAATGTATTAACAGACGCTTTAAAAAAGGAGTTTAATAGTAATTTTACGAAGTCAGTAAAAGATGGCATTGTAAAAGAATTTAATGGCAACGAACTTAACGCTTAATACTCAGCCTTTACTTTGGAATAGTGCTTATTCCGATATTAATTACATCTTTGATTTTAATGGAGAAACAATTACAGGGGTAGCTGAACCAAGTGCAGGTACAATAAGAGTAACTATAAGTGGAACATGGGATATTAACCCAAGCGTTAACCAGTATTGTAATATTGATAGTGGCATTTACTCAGGAACATTTAGAGTAACAGGCTCTACGAGTTCAACAGTTGATTTAAAAACAGACTATACAGGAACGCAAACAAGCGGAACTATTAAATCATTACGCTCGCCAACATTTAGTTTATACAAAGGATTTAAACCTACTGAGGATTTCCCTACTGAGTTGCCTTATACTTTGGTAGGTAACTTCAATCTATTATTTAACTCAAACTATCAAATAGAGGTTAATCTTAAAGGATTGATACAAAGGATATTTGAAATAACAGAACCCGATTTAACAAGTGATTATGACTTTAGCGCATTTAACGCTTTTAGATTAGAGTACGACGGGGAAATAACCGATATACGTTATGCTTTAAATAGTTCAATAAGTACGGCAGAATTAAATGATAGCTACTTAGCTAATGGTGCTTACTTGGTTAATACTGAGTTACCAATAATGTGGGGATGTGGCGTTTCATTCTTCACAAAGTTTGTAAACGGATTCCCAACATTACAAGTGTTTAATAGTGGTACGCAAGTAACAGCAGGCTTTAGTAACGCGTTTCAATCAAATCAATTTAATCAAGGTTTAGATATTAATTAACATGGCAGTAAAAACAAAAGCGCAGTTACTTGCAGAGGTAGCGAGTTTATTAGCAGACAATACAACAGGGGATATATCAGCAAGTGATGTACGAACCTGTTTAAACGATATTATTGATTCGGCAAGTTATGGGGGATATAGCTCAGCTATATTACAACTTGCTCAAACAAACGTATCAACTCCTGTTTTAAGAGAATTAAGTAATAACTTTGCTGCAACATGGACAACAACATACTCAGGCGTTGGTGATTATATGTTAGTTCAAAATGGAGCTTTTGCCGATTTAACTAAAGTTTGGATTTCGGGTATGAGTATAGATATTACAGGTGGATTCATGGCGTTACCTATAATATCATCAGGTAGTATTAGTGGGTACTTAGAGATTCATGTTTACAATTCAGATAAACTAATTATTAAAGTTTATGATTCAGCTACTAATCCATCTAACTTAAGTGATTTAACAGGTGATGGTAAATATATTTCGCTTCCCGAAATAAGAGTTTATCCATAACAACAATAACAAATGGCAAGTAGTTACAATAGAACATTATATTTAAATGAAGGTCAGCTTACAGAAGTTGATGTTACTACTTTATTCCCTTCAAACAAGGTTATAATGGGAACTATACCTGCATGGTTTATTGATAACTTAGACCCTACGTTTAGTTCGTTTTGGGAGATTACACCACCAATTGCAGGTACTTATACTTATACAATTAATGTTTATTCAAATGATGGGTTTACATTTTACGCTTTTGGTACGCTTACATTAATTGTAGGCGAAACGTTTAATAACATAGATAATTGCTGTTCTGATACCGCTACCAATATAGTTTGGTTTAATCGTCAAGGAGGTTGGCAAAACTTTATATTTAACCAACGTTTCGATAACTCAGTAGATGTTGGAAGTGCTAAAACATTTATAAGTAATGGAGTTGTTAAATACTCTGATAGGGGTAGAGTGTACGATTCTAAGACAGTTTATAGCACAGGGTTAGAGAAAGTAAACATAGACTATTTAGACACGTTGCGTTACTGCATACAAGCTTATGAGTTTACTGCACCTTCTACATTCACACCTATACTTTTAGATTCCGTTAACTTTAATAAATACAATTCAAAAGAGAATATGTACGATATTAATATTAGCTATAAATATGCAACTCAATTAGATGTACAGCAACAATAATGGGGATACTATCTATAAAAATAAGCGGAACGGAATTAGATTTATACCCCGATGAAAAGGTAGTACAAACGTTTTCTTTGTTTAATATTAACGATATTACAGCAAGGCAAAGTGAATACTCAAACAATTTTAAAGTACCTAAGACTGCCAATAATCTTCAAATAATAGATTATTCACACTACATTAACAACACTACTAACTTCCCATTTAGAAAGGTTAAAGCTGAAATATACATTAGCGGATTCTTATTTAAGAAGGGATTAGTTGAGGTTACAGAAATAGCACAGGATATTACTTTACGTTTCTTTTCGGGTAACATAGGATTTTATGAGTTCATCAAACAAAGAACTTTAAAAGACATTAGCGCAGATAACAATACATCACTAATAACTAACTGGACTTTAACCGATGTACTTGGTTTACGAAATGCAACAAGCGGAGTATTTTACCCTTTAGTTGATTATAACTTAATGCCTGATACTGGTAATTCAGTTGATGTTAGAAGGTTATTACCTGCCTATTTTAAACTATCTTTAATTGAGGCAATGTGTAACGATGCTGGTTATTCACTTACAAACGAATTAACAGGGGATGCGTTAACTTCACTCGAACACGATATAGTACCAACAGCGACAAACAAGTTAGAGAACAGCGCAGAAGATATAGCCTTAAACAGCTATAAAGGTTCTATGTTGGATGGTACAGGAGATACAGCGGCAAGATTCTTCGGTTACTATCCTTATGCTTTTTCTCCATTTCAAACAGTTACACATGATGTTCTTCCTGCACTATCAAAGAATATTAATTATAGTACTTATGTTAGTGGTGATGCAAACAGGTATAATCAACCATTAAATAATTTAGATTACTTTCAATGTAATTTAACAGGTGTTTATTCTATTAATTACGATTTAAATGCACGTGCAATATTTTATAATAGTTGGGATAGCGTTCCTTCTTATACTTGGAATAGCAGAGCAAGTTATTGGTTACAAGTAAACGGGGTTAATGTTCAAGAGGTTGGGAGAATGGAGGTCTACACAGCATCGGGTAACGCACAGTCATCATTAACTTTAACTGATACTTTAACGGGAACTTTAACACAAGCTTTAAATCAAGGGGATATTTGTAGGCTTGTTTGTAAGTTTACAACAGTTATGCACACAGGTAGTTTTGCAGCAACTACAGTAAACAATACACATTGGGTTGAGATATTTACGGATGATGGTAGTACGTTTGAGTTTGCCTTAGATAGTGGATTAACATTTGGTAGTCAGATAAACCCTTCACAATGTTTGCCTGATATTAAGCAAAACGATTTCTTTAAAGACACTTGCATAAGATATTGCATACTTCCTTATGTTGATGAAGATGCTAAAATAGTTTATCTAAAAGAATTTAAAAGTATTAAAGATAATATCTCACTCGCTCCAAATTGGACAAGTAAGGTAGATGATACTAATTACCCATCATTAACTTTTAAGCTTGGTGATTACGCTCAAAGAAACTTATACAAGCATAAAGAAGATAAGTCTGTTTTGCCTATTCCAAATGGTTCGGATTCAAGCTTTTTAATTCAGAACGAAAACTTAATACAAGAGAAAACAATATATGAAAGTTGTTTTGCCCCTTCTATTACTGAGATTAAATTAGATACTTCTGAAATGATTGCTATTGATTTATACGATGGAACTAACTTTAGTAAGGATGTTAAACCAAGATGCTGTTACACTCGTTTAGTTAATAGAACAATTGACTATACTGATGGGACAACTACTACAACAGTTACAACAAACGTACCTCATACATGGTTTATAAGTGGTGATAGAGATTATAATGCTGGGTGGGAAAATGGATTGCTTAATGACTATAGTTCTGAGTTGATTAATATTATTCAGAATCCTAAAATATTAAAGATAGATATTAGATTGAACTTAATTGACATACTTGCGTTAAACTATTTTTATCCTATTTACTTAGAGCAGTATAATGCTTATTTTTTTAGGAGCAGTATAAATCAATTCTCTTACACCGATAACGATGCAACTGAGGTAGAACTTATAAAATTAAACTAATGGCAGAAGAAGTAATAATAAAATTTGATTTAGGAACGGCAACTAATAACATTGCACGTTTAGAGGCTGAACTTAAAAAGGTTAAGCAAGAATATAAATCTGCTGAGATTGGTAGTAAGGAGTTCTATAAAGCACAGGATGCAGGAAAGCAATTAACAGAACAAATTAAGAAGCAAAACGATGCGTTAAAAGCTAATACAAACGCTTTAAATGGCATTAACTCTGCTGCTAAGTTTGGTAAAGAAAGCTATGGGGCATTAAAGCAGAACATTAAATCTACTAAAGATGAGTTATTAAAGTTAGATGTTGGAAGTGATGCCTTTATAAAAACTCAAAAAGAACTAACCGCCTTAGAATTAAAGCGAATAGATATTGAAAAACAAATCCCTTCTTTATTCCAAGAAAGAATTAAGATGGCTGTTGATGAAACTAATAGCCTAAAGGGATTAAAAGACCAAATAAAACAATATACCGCTGCTGTTATAGCTGGTGAGGAAGGGGCTGCGCAAAAGTTAGCTGAATTAAAAGATAAGTTAGATGACGTAAAAGATGCTACTAATTCATTTAAAGGAAGCGGAGTAGAAAAGTTAAACGCATCAATGGGGTTATTAACAGAATCTCTATCTAACTTCGATGGTGATAAGTTTAAAACTGCATTAACTGGTATTGGTACAGCTATGAAAGCTATTCCGATATTCTTAATATTAGAAGGTATTAAATTACTAATTGAAAACTTTGGTAAGATATATGACTTTGCTCAATCGTTTACAGATGTTGCGCAGGAATCAAAGAAGGCAGCATTAACATACGAAAAGCAAAAGGCATCATTAGATAAGTTGATTTACTCAATGGAAGGCTCTATATCAATTCAAGAGGCTAAGATTGATTTAATGAAAACAGAAGGTAAATCCAATGCTGATATATTAGTACAGGAAAAACTTCTATTCGATTCTAAGGTAAATTTAATTAAGACTAAGGCTACTGAATTAAAATTATCGGGGCAAGCTAATATTGCCAAGTTAAAAGAAATAATGTTAAATGATTCTTTGACTGAGGCAACATATAGACTTTATAAAAACATATCTACTTCAAAGGAAGCTGATAGAGCTTTAGATGTTTTAATTGCTAATGAGAAAAAAGAACGCTCAAAAGAGGTTACTGAAAAACTTGCAGCCGATGAAAAGGCTTTAGCTGAATTAAGCACAGAGTTGCAGTTACTAACTATTAACAAAGAGAAAAAAACTTTTGAAGATAAAAAGGAAATAAACGAAAAAGCAATTGCAGCATCAAGATCATTAAGACAGGCTGAGATTGATAATATTAAAGATGTTTACGACCAACAAGCAGCACAAATAGAGTTCGATAGAAAGAATAAAGTAGAAGATTTAAAGCGTGAAAAGAACTATCAAGGTAGTAAAAGTAAATTAATATCTGAGTTTAATAAAAAAGCAGCAACAGAACAGGAAGCTGCAAAGCGTGAGGAATTAAAACGTTTACAGGATTTAGATAATACTATTACTCAGTATAAGATTGATTTAATTAGAAGCGATTACCAACGTGAAAGCGAACAAATAAAGCTAAATGAAAAGAAAGCTTTAGAGGAAGCGGAAGCAACAATAATAAACAATCCAGCTTATTTAAATCAAGTTAAGCAAGAGATTGCAAAAAAATATGCGGAAGAAAACAGAAGGTTAGCTTTAGACTATGTTACTAAAGACATGGAGGCTGAGGCTGAATTAAATGTATTAAAAGCTAAAACGTATGATGAACAATTTCAAGCAAGGCAACAACAATTAGAATTACAAAAGCAAACTGAATTATCTAACTTAAATTTAACTGAGCAGGAAAGATTAAGAATATTAGAAGAATACAAGAAAAAAGAGATTGAATTAGAACAAGATAAAGCAAGACAAAAACAAGCTTTTAGAGATGCTGAAATACAATTAACAGCAAGTGCATTTCAATCTTTAAACAATTTAGCTATATTATTTAGTGATGACCAAAAGCAAATAGAAAAGTTAGCTAAGATAGGTGCGTTAATTAATATTGCTGCAAACACAGGTATGGCAATATCAGGATTAATAGCTACTTCATTTAGTCCAACACAAAAAGAAAACTTAGTTAATCCATTAGCGCCTTATTTAAAAATAGCTGCTGGGGTTGCTACTATTACATCAAATGCTTTACAAGCAAAAGCAATAGTTAATTCATTTGAGGAAGGCGGTTATACTGGTGATGGTTCAACTAATGAGGTTTCAACTAACTTAGGAACTAAGCCATATACTTACCATAAAAGTGAATACGTTATACCTGCAAGAGTATTGGCAACACCAATGGGTGGTATGTTAGCAAGTCAAGCTGAAAGTATGCGTTTAGGAATGAGCAACCCAATGCCTTATATTGGTGGTATGTTTGATGGTGGATTTACAGCAAGAAGCGCAGGCGCTGATGCTAATAGTTCAATAAATAATAATGCTATGATTAAGCAGATGTTAAGTCAATTACCAACACCAATAGTAAAAGTAACTGATATTAATAAAGTTCAACAGGATGTTGTTAGAGTCCAGGAAACAAGTAGTTTATAATTCAATTACTATTCTTGTCTTATCATTATTAATTGTATATGATTTCCAAACTTTATACGTTTTATCAAAATACATAGCGAAGAAAACTTCATCAGTAATATTAGTTAAAGCACCATTGTAATAGTCATGCTTTCTTCTAAACTTTTGAATGTTTTTAATAGTTGTAAAGTAGCTTAAAGATATTTTAGGCATATTATTTTGTTTTTATTTCACCTATCCAATCATTCCAGCCAAAAGGATTTTTATCCTTATAATGTTTCTCAACTATATCACGTATAACATCAATAGGCTTGATTTCGTTATAGTATGAATCGCATTCAAGTTTCTTTTTAATAAGTGGTCTGAATGATACCTGATAAACCTTTTCTCTATTGTTTGCCATTTTATTGTATTACAAATTAATACAACGCAAATATAAAAAAATAATTCAAACTAATTTTGTATTTGTATGAAAATAGCTAAATTAAATATTGAGGGTTATATTGGCGGTGCTGATATTACTTCGCTTTTTTCGGGTGAGCCTACATTTAACTTATCATCACTTAAAAAGTTCTTAGATTCTTTAGAGGCTGATGTGACAGACCTACACGTTTACATTAATAGTGGCGGTGGTTCTGTTGTTGAAGGCTGGGCTATTTACGATAAGCTAAAAACAAGCGGTAAAACTATTACAACAATAGGCGAGGGCATGGTTGGCTCTATTGCTACCATTATTTACATGGCAGGTTCTACGCGTAAGCTACATGAAAACTCACGTTTCTTTATTCATAATCCATATTGGCAACCCGATGCGCCTGTTCCAATGGAAGGGGATGCACTTATTAATTTAGGTGAGGATTTAAAGAAAGAACAACAAAAGATATTAGATTTCTATGCTAACCAAACAGGAACAGCAATAGAGAATATACAACCATTGATGCAAAAAGCTACAGATTTAACAAGTATAGATGCTGTTAACATGGGATTTGCAACAGAAATAATTAGTTCAAGTGTAAACTATCATCCTTATAAGTTGGTGGCTTACGTTGCGGCTAATAAAGTAGAAACAATTAAACAAACAAAAATGGAAAATAAAAAGAATGATTCTTGGATTGCTCGTCAACTAACAAAATTGGCAGCAAAACTTAATGGTGTTACTTTGAACATGGAAATGCCAGTAAAAGACACAGAAGGCAAAGATGTTGTTTTATTTGTTGAATCGGAAACAGAAGATTTAACAGGTAAATCAGCTTACATTGTTGATACTGATGGAAACCAAACTGCTGCTCCTGATGGAGATTACACAGATGCAGAAGGTAGAGTTATTAAAGTTGCAGGTGGTGTAGTTACTGAGGTAGTTGCTAAGGCTGTTGAAAACGAAAACACTCCAACAGTAGAAGAATTAAACGCTAAAATTGCTGAGTTAGAAGCTAAAAACACAGAGTTAGAAGGCATCAAAGCTAATCTATCAACTGAGTTAGAAGCTAAAACAAAAGAAGTTGAAGTGATGAACGAAGTTAAAACAGAATTTGAGAACCTTAAAAAGGTTGTTATTGGTAAGAACGTAAAGTTTGAAGATAGCAAACAAGATTTCTCTAAAGACAATGGTGGTAAAGTAAACTCATACGCTGAGCAAATGGCTGCCAGAATTAAAAACAAGCAATAATTAATTAAAAAACAATAAAGAAATGGCAAACGCAGTAACATCAATGACTACCTACACAGGTAAACAAAGCGAGTTCAGAGAACTTGTTATGAAAAAATTGGAAGGCTTTTTAGCTTTAAACCAATTAGGATTCAATATTATTGAAGACATCCAATCAAACAAAATCATGTACAAAGATGAGTACATGGATAAAATTACACGTAAGCGTGTTGGTTGTAACAACACATCAACAGGAACAGGTGTAGCAATTTCATCTTTTACTTTAGCAGTAACAGATATGCAAGCACAATTAGAGCAATGTGCTGATGTATTCGATGCTACAATTGCAGAAGTATTACGTAAAAAAGGTGCTGATATTAACGACTTAACAGGAACTGAGATTGAATCTTATATCCTTGAGAGAGTTGCTGATGCTGCTGCACGTGATATTTTCCGGATCGTATTAATGGGAGATACAACTTTAACAAATGCTGATTACACAGCTTTTGATGGTGTATTTAAAAAGGTAAAAGCTGGTTATTTAGCGGCTGATGGAACTGTACGCGTTGCAGCTTCAATCTCTGATTCTGATTTAGCAGTAGCAAACATCGTAGCAACATTAGATGCTTACGTTGACCAACAACCTGATGAGTTAAAGTTCATGCCTGATGAGGCTAAGCGTTTCTATGTAACTGATTCAGTTTACAGAGCATACGAGCGTTACTTATCTTCAACACAATTTAGTGGTGTAGCTGAGCAACGTAACGCTTTAGTTAATGGTATTCCTTCATTAACTTTCAGAGGTATTCCTTTCGTTAACTTGAAAGTAATTTCTAAATACTTGTTACAAGATATTTCAACAACTTCACCTCAATCGAGTTCAATTGTTGATAATCGTATTTTGTTAACTGCACCTGATAATCATTATATCGCAACTGATACTTTAACTGATACAGCTAAAGTTCAAATGTGGTATGAGCCCGTAGAAGATACTAACTACACACGTTTACGTTACAAGTTAGGATATAACTACGCATTCGGTGTGCTTAATGTATTCGGTGGTTGGTAATTAATTGAGGAGTTTAAAAAGCCCCTCTTAACAATTTAAAATAAAAAAGAAATGGCAACATGTAATGACTTAATAAGCGGAATCGACCCAGCTTGTGATGCACTGAATAAAGTAGGTGGTGTTAACAAGCGTGTTTGGATTGGCTTAAAAGCAAATATCAGTTATACAATTGATTCAAATGGGTATGTATCGGCTGTTACTATGGGTAACGTTGGTTCAATCTCAGCTAAACTTTATAAGTTTATCGGTAAGCGTGATAAAAATTCATTTGCTTTCCCAATGACTGCAGGGGATAACATCAATACTTTTAATCATACTGCTATTATGCAGTTATATTACTCTACACCTTCTGAGTTAGAAACATTAAATCAATTGGCTAACGCTGATGATATGGTTGTTTTTATGGAAGGTAATGATGAAAAGATTTATGTTTTAGGTTTAGGTAAAGGGTTAAATGCAACTGCAGGTGAAGGTGGCAGTGGAACATTATTAAATGATTCAACAGCTTACACAATGACTTTAAGCGGTGAGGAAACTTCTGCTCCTAAGATATTCCGTACAGTTGCAGGTGCAAGTATCTCAACTTTAACAGCGTACTTAGATAACTTATCTGCTTAATAAATAATTAAGTAAAAATTTAAAGAGCCTTGCATTAATTTGTAAGGCTTTTTTATTATATTTGCAATGCCTGTTGTAGTGGTATAATTGGTAAAACGCTAATAGATTAAGTTACTATATGGAGTTATTGGTTCGAATCCAATCTACTGTGGCTTTTTATAAGTAAATATATGAATAGTGAATTAATAAACAGAGTTCAAGAAACATTAAAAGAACCTAAAAAAAGGTTAAAGGATTTATTCGATTTATGTAAGGAACTTTGTAACCATTCAGTTAACGTTAATTGTTCCTCATGTATTACAGAGGGCGTAATGTTACTAAGTAATTGGGTTAAAAAGAATAATATACAATTAGAAAATCAAACATATTTTAAACAAGCTGTGAACGGAGAATACGAATTAAAACCATTACATCTAATCGTACAAGTTTACGATTGTGGAGATGTTGAAAGACAAAAAGAATTAGATGCTTGTTTAAGAGAGAATAAAAAACGTAGGCACTTTGTAGATATTACAGAAGTAACAGAGCGTTTAACTTACGCTCAGTTGTTTAAGCTATGTAAACCCGATTCAATTAACGTTATTGCTAACTCAGATATTTACTTTGATGAAACAATACTATACGCTCGTTTTATGAATGAGAGTAATTGTTATGCTTTATCGAGGTGGGATTTAAACGAGGATAATTTAGCGGTATTGTTTAATAGAAAGGATAGTCAAGATGCTTGGATATTTAACGGGATTCCTAATGTTAGAGGTGGTGAGTTTCAATTGGGTCAAAGAGGCTGCGACAATCGTATAGCTTTTGATATTAAACAATCGGGATATAATGTTCTTAATCCAAGCAAAACTATTCACGCTATTCACATTCATTTAACTGGTTTAAGAACATACACAGCACAAACACCAGCTATTCCAGAACCTTATCATTTTATACACCCACATTTTTAATCATGGCAATAAATTGTAACGACTTAGTAATGGGACTTATTCCTTCTTGTAATTATGAGGAATTAATAGCTTCAAAATTAAAGCCAATTGAAAGGCAAAGAAATTGTAATAATTGTGGAGCAAATGAATTTAAAAACCACAAGTGTAAATATTGTGGAACGCAATACGCAATACCACCAAGTAACCAAATATTTAAATAATGAAATTATTATACTTAGGATTAATGGTTAATCCAAACGGGTTTAGTTCTTTTCCACACGCTTTTAAAAAGTTATTAGGTGAAGAAAATTATAGAGAATTACAATGTAGTTCAGATAGCTCATTTAATCCAAACGCAATATCAATATTTAACGAGTTTAAACCTGATGTTGTTTTCATGCAGGTACAAGCTGAGAATATTATTCACGCTCAAACATGTAAATACTTTTTAAATCATGGTGCTAAAGTAATTAATTGGACTGGGGATAAGAGGCATGTAGTACCGCAATGGATGATTGAATTAGCGCCTTTTGTTACATTAACAGCTTTCAGTAATATGGATGATGTTAAAACTATGCGTAAATTAGGCTATAAATCTGAGTATTTAGAGATTGGAATTGATGAGGACATTTATTGTCCACAAGGTGAAGTTTATCCATGTCAAGATATTATCTTTATGGCTAATAATTATGGCGCAGGTTTCTTCCCAATGTCAGAATTTAGAATACAAATAGTGCAATTTTTAAGACGTAATTACGGGGATAGGTTTGGAGTTTACGGGGCAGGTTGGTCAGATGGAAACGGAAATGTAAACCACTCACAACACGTAGAAGCTAAATATTTAAGAGGGGCAAAGATTGTAATTAACTGCAGCCATTTTAATTCAGAGCGTTATAACTCAGATAGACTATTAAGAACATTAGGCACGGGTGCTTTCTGTTTATCGGTAAAGCATACAGGTATGGAGCAAGACTATACTGATGGTGTACATTTAAAATACTTTAATACCTTAGATGAGTTAAAGCATTGGATTGATTACTATTTAGAAAATGAAGCTGAGCGTAAACAAATAGCTGAGCAAGGTAAAAATTTAGTGTTAAATCGTAATACATTTGTTCACCAAGTAAAAGAAATTATTAAATTAGCGGAATGAAAGTATTAGGATTTATCTCAATAATGTATGGCAAAGAGTACTTAAAAGAATCTTTGTTATCAATACGTGACCATGTAGATAAAATGGTTGTGGCTTATACTTACAATCCTTCACATGGGCATAGTACAAGTTTAAAATGCCCCGATTCAGTAGATGAAATATATGCTATTTGTACTGAGGTATTAGGTAGTAAACTTATTTGGGATGAGAAACAAAGTTACCGTGCAGAGAATGAACACAGGGCAGTTGCAAGAGAGTACGCAAGTGGTTACGATTTAATTTTAACCATTGATGCTGATGAGATATTCGAGCCTAAAGATGTTCAACAAGCTTTACATTTTGCCTATACTAATCCACAAAGATACTACGGAATAAAAGGCTATGTTAACTTTTGGAGATGTTTCGACTTTGCTTGTTACGATGGTTTTAGACCGATAAGAATTGAGAATTTAAGAAACCAAAACACTCAGCAAAATTTAGAATGCCCGTTAACTATTTATCACTTTAGCACAGCACAAAGCGAGGAAATAACACGCTATAAATACACAGCATTTGGTCATGCAAATGAGTTAAAACCTAATTGGTTAAACGGTACTTTCTACGCATGGGATAGAACAAACCAAATAAAAGATTTACATTGCGTTGCTTACAATCTTTGGAATGCAGAACCATTTGATAAGACTAAATTACCTGATTTTTTAAAACAACACCCTAATTATAATAAGGAGTTAATATGATAGTTGCCCATTATTATGTAGGAGTATTTGAATATATACATTTTCCAAATAGTTACTTTGCTTTATGCTTGAATTAAAAGATAAATATAAAGACCAAACCTGTTATATTATTGGCAAAGGAACGAGTTTAAATAACTTAACCTTAAAAGATATTGGAGAAGGTTTTATAATTACTCTAAACCAAGCTATTGAGGTAATAGAACATTTAAAGTTTCCTAATGATACTTACTCAATGCAAAAAGATGGCGCTTCACCACATTGCAGAGATAAATGCCCATGCTTTATAAATAATATAAAGGAATGTCCTCACGATATGATAGCTCCAAAGTACGCCACATTGTTAGTACATGAACATGAAAGTAAGTTTTGTTTAGAACATTACGAAAAAAGAATTATATTTGATGCTGAAAAGTTAGGACTTTATATGTTTATGGAATCGGTTGTATGCGCTATTGAATTAGCTAAATACATGGGTGCAAATCACATTAAAATGATAGCTTTTGACGCTTATGTAAATGGTGATTGTAGTAACATTATGGGCAAAGTAGAAAGTAGTTACCCACTACAAAGGCAAAGAATAGATACTTATTTAAAAGATTTTAGTCATGAGTTTAGCAGCTGTCATAGTTGATACCCGTAATATAAGTTTATTCCAAGTAATAACTGATCATCTTTATTATTTACCTAAAGATACAAAGCTTTATGTTTTCAGTTCTGAGAATCAAAGGCATTTACAAGAATTATTAAATTGTGAGTTTCATGTGGTGGGTATTAATAGCATTAGTGATTATAATAGGTTGCTTACAAGCAAATCGTTTTGGGAAAAAATAGAGGAAGAAAATATACTAATATTCCAAGAGGATAGCAGGTTATTGCGTAAAGGTATAGAGGAATTTTACGAGTGGGATTATGTTGGCGCATCGTGGAACTTTACCCCGTATGTTGGTAATGGTGGTTTAAGCTTTCGACATAAATCGGCAATGATTGAAATATGCGAGTCTATCAGTTGGGCAGGGGAATTAAACGAAGATATTTATTTTGCTTATGGCTGCCAAATGCTTAAATTAAAATTAGCCCCAGTTAGTGTAGCTAATAAGTTTAGCGTAGAAACTCGATTCCATTTAGGGGCTATGGGCTACCATGCAATAGAAAAATACTTAACAGAAGAACAATGTAAACAAATAAAAAAACAATATGAACACGAAATTTAAAATTAAAAGAGAATATTTAGATAGTAAAATTATTACCAAAGATAAGAATGGTAATGAAATACTAATCGATAATCATTCATTTAATGACTACTTTGCGGAGTGTATGTTCAGCAATAATTTAGGGCATTTAATAGAGATTAACCCTTTATACTCTGAGGCTATAAACTCAGAAAAAAAAACTTTTACCCAAGTTACGGAAAATGTTATTGCATTAACCTCAAATCCTCTACTGACAGAATCAGAACAACAAAAGCAAATGCCAAAAAAGAGGGCATCACGTTCAGACGCTGGGAAGCCACGACAAGCGAAGGCATAGAACATAATTCATATTTAAAAGCTACTGAAATAGCAGCATTAAGAAGTCATAAGGCTATCTTACAAAAGGCACTATCTGATAATTTGGATAGTGTTTTTATTATAGAGGATGATGTAGATTTTGCGGATGATTTTAAGAATAAATTAGGTAAATGCATGAGTGAGTTGCCTGATGATTGGGATGGTTTACATTTGGGCGGTGATGGTTCAAATGGTAATTTAAAACCATTATCACCTAATCTAAACAGATGTTTTGCAAGTTGGGGGGGGTATGGCTATATTGTTAATAAGAAAGTTATCCCGTTACTTATTGAAACTATCTCACAAGAAAAAATGCCAGTAGATACTTACTATGCTCGTTTGATGCCTAATCTAAATTGGTATAAATCCAAAGAAATGCTAATAAAACATTTAGCAGGGTATTCAACAATTCAAAATAAGTTTGTTGATTATAAACATTTGTATTAACTTATTACACTTAAAAAAATATTGTATTTAATTTTGCTTTAATGAGCAAAGGTAAACAATATCAACCAAAACAGCCTATTGTTAAAGGTTTTGCAAAGGCTAAATCCTTAACGTTTAAAAATAGGGTAGTTAAGATTTCAGAAGATAATAGTTCTGATGTTATTAAATACGGTGCTGGTAATGATTTTCCTCAAAGATTAATTGCACAATTAGACGAAAGTGGCACAGCCTCATCATGTATAGAGATTTTAACTCAATACATTTACGCCAACGGTTTAGTTAATCAGCAGTTAGGTAATACGCCAATTAACGAAAAGCAAACATTTAACGAGTTAATATCTGAGTTAAGTACTTATGTAGCTCCATTTCACGCTGTTTGTTTGTATGTTATGCGTGGTTTGGATGGTAATGTAAGTCAATTAAAATTAGTACCATTTGAGCAAGTTAGAAAAGCTAAAGATGGGGAGTTTATTGTTAACCCAACTTTTGGAAAAAAATACGATTCAAAAAAAGATAAGTGTTACCCAGCATTTTATGGGGCAACTATTACACCCGAACAATTAAAAGAACATATTGCAGAATATGGGGCTGATAAAGGCGAGATACTTTATTATTTCCGTAAAAAGCCGATGAAGAATATTTACCCTATACCTTCTTATTTCGCCTCAATTGAGGATATTAATACCGATTCAGAACTTCAAAAGTATGAATTAGAAACAGTTACAAATAGCTTTTTACCAAGTGGAATATTATCAATAGTAGGAAACTATGATAATACTACTAAAGATGAAAGTGGAAGAACTGAGCAGGATTATATGGACGCTGCTTTAGAGCAATTTACAGGAAATTCAAAAGATCCAAGTGGTGAAAGTGGCAGGCAAAAGTTATTAATATTACAAGCTAAAACAAAGGAAGAACTTGCAAATTATCAATCTTTATCTAATGAGGGCGTATTAAATGCTGCTGATTTAGCCACAAAAAGAATAGGCGAGAAAGTTGCACGTGCATTCGGTGTGCCTCCATTCTTAATTGGATTAGGTGGTAACGTAGGTTTTGCAACTAATATAATTGCAGATAACATTAAGTTATTTAACAATAGAGTAATTGTATTACAGGGATTAATTACTGATGCTTTAGAAAGTTGTTACCCTGAATTAGATTTTACTTTAACTCAATTAAATCAATTTAACACTACACCAAATGGCATACAAACCCCTAATAATTAAATCAGACTTTGATACTTACTGCAAGTTAGGTAAGAATATTAAAGATTCAGATTTAGATATACATATTCGAGATGCTCAGGATGTTGATTTTTTCTCATGGGTAAACGATGACTTTTATACGGACTTAATGTATAACTTAGCTACTAAGCCTGAGTTAACTGCATTATTTAATACTTACATTAAGCCTTACTTAGTATTATCAGCTTATTATAAATTTATGCTTTGGCATGGTGCTAATGTTTCTCAATATGGAACGCGACAAAACCAAGAAGATACGAGTCAAGAAGTGAGTGACAAAAGGCGTTCTGAATTGCTTGGAGATATTCAAAGTAAAATAAACGTTTACTTAAATAGATTAAAGGATAAGTTAAATGATGATAATTATACTTATGATTCAGTAGTTTATGATTGGTATAACAACTGTGATAAGATTATTGCACGACCTCAATTAAATATTAGACAATTAGGACAAAGAAAAATATACCCTAACCACAATTACAGAAGATATGGTAATTAGAAGAATAAAGGGTGATACTTACCCAATACAAGTACAGATACTTTCAGAGGATGGGAGTGCTTTTGATTTGACTGGATGCACCGCTTTTTTTACTTGCAAGAAACGTTATGAAGATTCTGATAGTGAAGCATTAATAAGTAAAAGTACCACAAGCCATACATCAGATACAGAGGGTATAACTTCATTTTTGTTAACATCAAGTGATGTCGCTTTAGTTGGTACTTTTATTTATGATGTAAAGATTAAAGATAATAGCGGAATAATAACCTCAGTTGTTACAGATAAGATAATTTTTGAAAACCACGTTACAATAAGAACCTCATAATGCCTACACCTTATAAATTAAAAGTATTAAACGGGATTGCTAAACTTAAAACATTTAGTGATAATGTTTTGCAATTATTTGGTATTAAAGACTTAGGAACTCAAACAGGTGAGGTAACTGATGGATATATTGATTGGAGTATCCAACATTTAACAAAGACTACCGATGAATGGAATACTGATACAACTACCATATTATTACGAGGTCAATTAGGATTAGAAGATACAGGAAATACAACCTTTAAATTAAAAATAGGTAACGGTACTGATTTATGGAGCGCATTAGGTTACGCAGGTGGAGGTAGTGGAAGTGCAGCATGGGGGACAATAATAGGAACGTTATCTACTCAAACAGATTTACAAACTGCTTTAGATGGTAAAGTAGATGAAAATGCAGCTATAACAGGCGCAACAAAAACAAAAATTACTTACGATTCAAAAGGATTAGTTACAAGTGGAACGGATGCAACAACAGCGGATATTGCAGATAGTTCAAATAAACGCTATGTTACTGATGCTCAATTAACAGTCATAGGTAATACAAGCAATACAAACTCAGGTGATGAAACAGCCGCAAGAATAGGAGCAATAGTAAACGGGGCAACTGACTATACTACTCCATTAGATGCTGATAAAATAGGTATTTGGGATGTTGTAAATAGTTTGTTTAAATCTACTACATGGGCTAATTTTAAAGATACATTAAAGGCTTATTTTGACACTAAGTATATTATGCTGTTAATGCATAATCATACTACTTACAGCCCGTTAGACAATACTACTTACTATTTCAATAGCAACTTATTAACAGGCGCACCAGCAACGGCGAATACAAATAGATTTTTTACTTTCCCCCGTGCAATGACTTTAAAAGAGGCTAATTTAATGACTGTTCAAACTGTTAATGGAAGTGGTGAAAGTGCAACTATTTATTTATATAATGTAACAACTGGCAAAGACGTTGGAGCTGTAGGAACTTTTACTAATAATGCAGGGGCAAGTACTGTGGCTGCTTTTAATTATACAGGGCTTAGTTTGAATGTAAATAACACAAGCAAATACAGCTGGAAAATTGTAACGCCTTTAAACTATACAACAAACCCGACAAACGTTATATCTGAGTTCCGTTCTTATTGGATAACAACTTAAATAATATTTTATGAAAACATACGAAATAATTGATTTAGAAAGTGGTAAACAAGGCATTGTTTATTACGATGAAAAAGGTGATGAGGAAACAAAAGAGCATTATGCCAATAAAGAGGGAGTTGTAGAGGTAAAGATTAAAGAAGGTTACACTTTAAAGACTAAATAGGGTATGATTCAATTAAGCGCAAACGAAACACAATTTTTAATATGGGCAGTATTAGCCCTATTAGGTATATTAGGCTTTATTGGAGCGTTGGCAGTAAAGGCATTGATGAGCCTTGCAAAAGATGTAAACGAAATAAAAGTAAGCATTAGGGAGGTAGCTACTAAACATGAAGATTTAGAGGCAAGAGTTGAAAGGATTGAAACAAAACTAATTTATAATTAATATGGAACTATTATTAAAGCGTGAAGATTTCACAAGCAAAAGTACAATCGGTTCGTTGTTCGTTAATGGTGTATTTGAGTGCTATGTACTTGAAGATACTGATAGGGGGCTAACAAGCGAAATGAGTTTAGAAGAAATTAATAAGATTAAACAATACGGGGTAACAGCTATACCATACGGTCGTTATAGAGTGAAGCGTACCAAGTCAGAACGTTTTAGTTTAAAGGCTGGGCATACAGTAGTAATGCCTTTACTTTTAGATACAAAAGGATATGCTGGTGTGCGTATTCACATTGGAAACAAGCCCGAAGATACTTTAGGGTGTTTATTAATGGGGCGTAAAAAAGGAGTTAACTGCATAATGGAATCAACAAAAGCGACTCAACAACTTGAAAAAAAGATTGAAGGCGCTGAATTGAATGGTGAGGAAGTTTGGATAACAATAACTAAATAACATGGAAGAAAAAAAAACATTTTGGAAACGATTCGTTAGGTCAGCTGATAATATAACTGATTGGGCTTTCTCTGCACGTAAATTAACAGCATTAGCAATTATGATATGTGTTTTAATTGGGCATGGGTTTTATTATAAGCATTGTTATACAAAAGATGATTTTGTTTTGTTTGACACGATACTAATAATTGATTACATAGCTGTTGGTTTCTTTTTAGGGCTTGTAACAATAGCTAATATTATTGAATTGAAAAACGGAAACAAACCAAAAGAAAATGAAGACCCTAAACCTTAACGCCTTATTAGCAAAACTTATATTATTTGCTTCTGTTTATATAGTAGTTTGTATATTCATGTTTAAAGGATGTGATGATAAACATGGAACTATTTCAACTGATAGGGAAAAGGATAGTCTAAAACTTGCTTTAATTAATGAGCAACATAACGTTGATAGTTTACTATTTGCAGTTAAAAAAAAAGATACTATAAGATTAGGAATAGTAAAATACTACCGAGTATTAAAGACAGACACGATATTTCAAGTATGCGAACCGATTATTAAAATATGTGATTCAATTATCGTAATTGATTCATCTGAAATAGTCGATTTAAAGAACGTTGTTAAGTTAGATAGCGGAATAATAGAGAACTATAAGAAAGTATCCGTAATAGATTCTAATACAATCGTAAAGCTAAATAAAGAGGTTAAGAAACATAAGAGGCATAAACGTTTGTTATGTGGGGGATTAATTGGATTGGGTGTTATTGCTATATTGAAATAAAAAAACCTCACATTATTGGTAGCTAATCAATCAGAGGTGAGGTGTTCGATTATAGGTTATGTTTTCCCTTATCGAGAAAAGACCTAAGCTGGTGCGTTATTAATGCCGACTTATTTTAAATGCTTCATCAATAAACGTCTTAGGTACTGTTATACAAATATACACAAAACAAGTGTAATTTACCAAAAAAGTTGTATCAAAATTAGGGTAAATAAAAAAGGCTAACAAATTAATGTTAACCTTTCGTTTTCATATATAATAGTGGCATCTGAATTGTTACTATTAGCTTAAAGTATCATAACAATTTAAAAAATACTTTACCTATAAATTTGCGCAGTTTATAGCCACCCGTTGCAGTCTTTTTATTGATGTAAATATACTAATTTATTTTATTATATTATACATTATAACAAAACCCAATTCTTTTGCTAAATACAAACAACATATTGAATTATCTTTTGCTAATTGCTTATTATTTTGGTCAAACCATTTCTTTTTTAATGTTAAGTGTAGTACATTCATTTCTCATTACGTTTTAAAAAGTCTAAATACTCTACTGGTGGCATTTGACTTATGGTTATTGAATCTTTTAAGTGATTTGATAAGTTGACTGCGTTAATAGTACTATCTTTTTTATGCTCAGATTTCAAGTCTATAATCGACCTATCTCGGTTTTCTATTACTTTCATTGATATTAAAGCTGTCATTAAAAACGCAGCAAAAAATAGTAGTTCTGTTAGTCCTGCTTTCATTTTATTTAGTTTTTAAGTTAAAATTTTCTCCCCACACACCCGATATTAAAACATCGGATAACAGTCGCTAAACGCAATTAAAACTGCGATTAGCTTTGAGTTATACGCAAGCACTACGACCGTACCTCCGTAATCAATATCGGCACTAATTGACACTGCTTTAAGCTATCAAAGTACCTTTCAGATATGAAACTTGCTCCAGTCATATCTTTCATCATTCTACCACGTTCAATCATTGTTTCAATAGTTTCATCTTTTGAGTAAATGAATGGCTTGGAGCAAGCGTATATCCCATTTTCAAGTAAGTTGGCATCTACATACTGTCCGCAGTGCATCAGTGCCTTAAATTCTGTTTCTTTCATTCTATTTGAATTTTGTTGTTAATAACCCGTGCCAGCTTATAACAGCACATTGGCGGCATTAAAACGACCGCCAATCTGCAAAACGTTAGTGGTCATTGTAATTAATTAAAAAAACAAAAGCCACCGCACGGGTTACTAAATTTTCTCCCGTATTTTTTCCTCAATGCTTTTCATTTTCTCGTCCCAATCCTCATTTCCAGTATCGGAACTTTCTCTTACTAAATTGTAAAGCTCTTGGGCTTCATCTAATGTTAATGTAATTTTTACTTTTTCCATTTTGCTTTTATTTGTTAGTTAAATTTAATCTTATCCATTCGGCTATTACTGCAAATTTGTAGTGCCATTTCTTTTTTACTGTTATAAATCTTTGGCCTTGTCCATACCCTGCTCCGTAAAATCTATATGCTATAAATGGCACTACTCCCAATTGTTCAACATACATTCCATAACAGTAAAAGCCTTTTACCTTTGTAGGCACTTCGTAATGGTCAAAGTAAACTATTACATCATCGCCTTGTTTTAACTTAAATTTTGCCATCCCTTTTTTGTTTTTTTAATTAATTACAACGAGCCAACACACAAGCCATCCCACACCACTAACAGCACCTTAGCGCAATTCCATTCCCACAAGCCAACGCAAACTGCGCCAAGCTGCAAAACGTTAGCGGTAATGCTACTCGAACACACTAATTGTATCTTTACCACTAATTTTAACTACCTTTTCATCAATCATATATGTATCACCAATATTGTGTTTTATCAAATATTGTTTACCTGTATTTTGGTCAGTTAAAATTAGTTTATCGTATTTGCTTCCATCTGAACATCCAGTGAAAAGCACTACCGCTAACATCGCATATAAAGCAATAGTGGTTTTCGTGGTAAAATTTAACTTTTTCATTTCTATTTATTTTATTTGTTAATATTAATTTTTCGTTCTTTAATCCGCTACTGATTATATGCGTAACAGTTATGCGTAATAGCTACGTTCCTGCTATATAAAAACATATTTGCCATTATCAACACCCATAAACAAAAACAACCCGTAAACGTGATGATACATTCTATTTACCTGTTTCATTGTTGTCTCAATCATTTCCTCTTTAAGGCTATCGTATAGGTATAATTTACCTTCTTTGTCAATTTTACCACCTACTAAATGATTTTTGCCTTCATCAGAAAATCTCACATTAATAAGCACAGGCAAAAAATGTATTCCTTCGCCACTTGGTTTATAGTCCAATGCCGTCTTAGGCAACTTTTTCCCAACGTGGTTATAGTAAAGTGTGTCAATGTAAAATGGGTGTCCATCTTCTTGCATCCATTTTGAAAGTTGCCCTATTACATTTCCAGTTTTACTTTTTTCAAGTCTTTCATCTGTAATAAAGTTGTCTAAATTACAGGCATTTGCAACGGCATATAAACCGCATCCGTAAGGTTGTTTTTGTTTATGTTTCATCATTTTAATTAAATTTATCGTTAATAATCCGCTACTACGCATAACAGCGGTTTTGTGCTATTTGCCCCATAAAGTTTGTCGTTAAATCGAAGCATTGTGCAAGGGGCAAACAGACACAAAGCCGCAAAACGTTAGTGGCAATTTTTAGACGCTGCATATTCTAGTACGGCATCTTTTGGCGTAAGACCTTTATCGTAATAGTGTTTATGATTTTCACTAAAAGTCCAACTCGCAATAGATATGCTGTAATTAACGCCAAAAGACTTTGCCATTTCACTACGAAATTCTAAATACCACTCTTTAAAACTGCCACTAACATTGGTTTGTGGCAAGTGCGGCTGACGTGGTTTAACCAGCTTTAGTAATTCTAATAATCTTTTGTACATATTTTCAAGTTTTGTGTTTTAAAATCCGCACCTGACCACAAGCCAAGTGCCGTTAGTAGCAAGACTACGATTCGTTTTCAATATTAAAATTTTCCTCGTGAAATTCTTTAAAATATTGATAGAAATGATTTCTTGTAGATTCAAACTCATCGCTTTCATCTTCAATCTTTTTTCTAATGTCGTACATAATTGCACAACCTCGCTCAGAAAATTTAATGATATCGTTTTTATCAGATTGTTCTACTGCATCGCCAAAATCATTAATATTATATTCTTTTTTAGTGATATTATGGTAGTATATTCTTTGTCCCATTTTTATTTTGTTTTTATAAGTTAATTTATCTTTAATATCCGTCCAGCTACTAACAGCAGTTACACAATACCAGCCGAATCAACGCAACCGCATAGGCTGGCATCGTGTAGCTGCGGAACGTTAGCAGTAATTTTAAATCGAACCGCAATAGATTTCATCGCATTTTTCACAATAATAACCTATAAATTCTTCATTTGCGTATGCTTTCGGGTCATTATCTTCATTGTGTTCGCATTTTTCAAAAGCATCGTTTGCTTCTTTTAGTAATTCTAATGTTTTATCAAATCCCAATATTTCAGAAACTTTGCCAACAAATAATTGTTTTACTAATTTTTCTCTATTTTTCATATTTAGCGGAATAAAAACTACTGCTAACAACGGTTATACAATAGTTGGGTTAATTGTTTAATTTAAAGTCAGTTTTGTACTTGTAATCTTGGGTAATCAATCGAAAGTTAAGGTGTGCTTTTCCCAACCATCGTATAGCCGTAAACCGTTAGCGATTATTTAATCCAAATTTATTATCGTTAAACTCTTTGTTGTAAATTCTAGCCTGTCCGTAAGTTAAATTTTCTTTCAAATCTCCGTCTAATGTTTTTAACGTGTTTGATCCGTTCTCGACATGGTTAACGATTGACGTAGGGATTAAGAAGTGGTTTAAATTATGCTTTTTTAATTGTTGCGCGTAAACATCGTCGGAACACCAAAAAGAAACAACCTCAGAAAGCCCGCCAATTTTTAACCATAACTCTCGAGTAAATACAATAGCCCAACCTGATAATTGTTTTGCTATTTCGTAGCCTCGTACAGGGATTTTCTGATTTTAAAATTCTCGCTGACTAGACGACGTTAAGCTAATCGGAGAGCAACTAAAAATAGATAGCCCGATGTCTAATTTTACAATCTCAGAAAACCAATTATCGTCAAAAATAACATCGTTATTAAACACGCCGATTAGCTCACTTTTACATGTATTAATCGCTTTATTCGCGAACCTGTTATAATTAAACGGCTCGTCGAAATGTAACGTCTTAACTCCTAACTCGTCGTAATTTACGGACGGGTTAGTTTCAACGATAATAACATTAAAACACGAATTTAGTTTAGATTCTTTTAACGATTTAATCGCGTTAATCGTTAGTAAATAATGTTGTTGAGATTTGGCAAATGATAAAATAATAATGTCGATAATTTTCATGGTTTACTTTTTAGATTTTTTAGATTTTTTGCGTTTTAACTTTGCTTTTTTAAACGAGTCTCTTTCCTTGTAGGCTGACAAAATTTGTTTGTCAGTTTCTTTATTATATTTTTTATTTTCCATTATCTAACTCGCTTGTGTTTTAAATGCTGTTGAGTTTCTGTCGTGTTTGAGTTGTAATGATATTCGTATAAAATTTGATAAATATTATGCTCCGTTTTAATTTTAGGAGCTAACTCTTTACTAAATGCGCTATCCTCTCCGTAAAGTATCGGTTTATATGGCGTATCGACACATAGTTGTCGTTTTATACACATTATATGGTTTGGCAATCGGTGGTAACTCTCGTCTCTGTTAAAATCGTGCTTATGCTCAACGGAATAATAACAAGGTTTAAAAGCTCCTCCGTTTAATGAGACATTAACCACAAAATTAATAACGTCGCAATCTTCGCAAATATCAATCGCTTTTAATAATTCCGAAACATAATTAGGTGAGAGCTTATCGTCGTCGTCTACAAATGTGATATAGTCTCCCTGAGACATGTTGACTAAATCGTTTCGTTTTATGCCTAACATTCTAGTCTTATTGTCTACAACACAAATAACCTCAACGTCTGTTTTATCGTGAGTCTGTTTATTTAACTCCTCTAAAATCGATGGGAGAAATGTATTACGTCGATTTAATACACTACATACTAAAATTGATAACTTCATTTTGTAAATATATAACTTAATTTTATTTAATTTTAATTTTTTCTAACTCGTCTGATAAATTACAATCGTTTTTAACTAACTCTTTAAAATACTCGTGTAAAGCAATCCGTTTACATAAATGATCGAAAGGCTTGTTTTGTTTTTTTGCTATCATTGTTAGCATAGCCCCGTAAATGTCCTTAGAAATATTCCGATTATTAAAGCCTTTCTCATACTCAGTTTTAGCCTCCGCGTACATTTGCTGCCTTTTATCGGGAGAAAACGTCGAGTCGGTAATTAATCCGATAGCTTTTAATCTCAAGTAAAAAATAGAGCATAAATAATCGGTAGGCATAACAAAACGCTCGAGCATTTTATTATTTACAAACTCGTTGAAATAATGTAAACACCCGTCGATTTCGATTTGCTCTTTTTGTTCGTCCGTATAGACATGTTTTTTAACATTGTCTAAACATTTATTCCATTCGCTCATAGCTTGTTTTCTTTTTTCGTCGTTTAAGTAGCCTTTTATCCATTGTGACGCACTTTTAAGGTTAACGCCGATATAATCTCCGTAATCTCCAGAAAGTCCGTTTAAAAAGGCTAATTTTAACTCCGCGACTGTTAACGTTCTGTATTTTTGATTTATAAAATTTAAAATAGATGCTGAGGTTATTTGATTTACGTTTTCATCCTCCGCGCTTTTTGTGTGTCCGATATTGATTTGAGTCTCGCTTATGAGGTTGTAAATCATTATCTCAGCCTCGACAGGCGGCAAATCCGAAATTTTCGGGCTATCCTTTGCCTTTGTGTAAATCTGCAAACCAGACGGCAAAGTGTTAATAATTTCTCGCTCTGTTTGAGTTAATCCCGTGTTAACCGTTATTAGCCTCGTGTCGTTTCCTGATTTGTTCATGTGCTTTATTTACTGTTTCTACAATTTTATCGAATTTACTCGCCTGAGTTTGATTTACAGGAACGTTATTTTTTTTAACGGCATCAATTACCCAACGCCGAATTGTTAAATTATCATTTTTTGTTTTATAGCCTTTCTCGATTTTATAATCAGACAAAAATTTTATAGCTGCTAAAGTTAAAGTCTCTGAAAATTCATTAACTAATTTTTCATATTCGATATGAGTTAAAGAAATGTTTTTTTGTTCTAATAACTTACTTTCTTTTACTTTACTTATATTTACTTTACTTAACTTTACTTTAGGAGGGTTACAAGGTGGTTCGTAACTGGTTACATTTTCTTTAACTGTTTGATTTTCACGCCATTGTTTAATCTTTTCTTTGTTTTTTTCTTTTTTTATTTGGTAATTTTCACTAAAGTTTAGTAATTGTTTACTGAAAGTTTCTCCATTGTTTGACGAAAGTATGCCTAAACTTTCCATAAACTCCCAACATTTATTTAACTTTTTACCGACGTTTAATTGAGATTTTAAAACATTTGTTTTTATTGGCTTCTCTTGTAAAGCTAATTTTTCCAGAGTTGTATAAAATAAACCCAAACCCTCGTAACCGAAATTTAGATATAACTCAGTGATTTTTTCATCACTAAATGAGTTAGAGTCGTGTAAGTAATATTTCATTTGAATTTTAAAACCCCTACTAAGCAAAAAGCGCTAACCAACTCGTCGAATGACGATAATGCGTTTCGGGATGTTTTAAATAATTTCATAATTGGTTAGCGACTGTAAAAATAAACAAACTTTTTTTAATAACCTAATCTAATTTAAACAATTATTTTTTTAAAGTTTTTAAATAACTTTTATAACCTCCGATAATTTTATTTTTTTTTTTAATTTCACGTCTTAATAATTCAATCTCCGTTAACTCATTTTTGTATAAATCCTTTTTAACTTTCGACCAATCAATTAACGACATATTTGTTTTAAATATTTTTAACTGCATTTTCTAAAATCTTTTATTAAGCTTGAAAAATTTTTAAATTTATTATTCGAGGAGACGAGCCAACGATTTAATTTAGTCTCATAAAATAGCATTAAATTTTTAGTCTTTGCTTTTTTATACTGTTCGCATAGTGTCAGCATTTTAAAACTGTAAAATCTCGATTTTTTTATTTATCTCGTTTCTCAAAATTTCCGCCTCCGCTTTTGCCATTAAAACAACCTCTCTAATAGATTTCATAACGGGTTTGGCTTTTGTCCCTATGTTAACAAAACTTTCTCTAGTCAACTTCTTAACAAATATTTTTTTCATTGACTCAGGACGAAACGACACGAAATAATGAGCCTCTAATTTGTCGTTAACTGTAAAATAGTGAACGCATTGATCTAAATTATCGTCGGGAATTTCATTTGATAAAACAGTTTTAAGGTGACGCTTTGACTCGGGGCATTTAATCTCAACGGAATATCTTAAACATTCCGAAATTCCGTCGGGGCTTATTCCTAGTAAATTGTTATCATCACGCTCTAACCAACCAACAGGCTCGAAATTGATTCCGATATACTCGCACGCCTGAGCAAGTGCAAACGGCTCTAAATCCTGCCCGCGTTGCATTGCTGAGGTTATAAATCCGTCCTCGTCTAACTCGAAATCCTCTGTAATTTCCGAAAGTAACTCGAGTAATAAATTATCGGATTTTACAAATAAACCAGACGCACGAGTCCCGCCTATTTTTCCCCATTTAATACGATGCCACTCCTCAGTCCCTTGTACGATGTCTTTAAATATTTTCATGCAATTTCTTTTTTAAGTAAACAATAATATAATTAATTAATTCAAAACCATCTTTGTTTTTAGGAACTATTTTTATAATAACTCCTAACAACCATTCGGCTAATAACATTCTCAGATTATCAATTATTTGTCGAGTCATTATCCGGGGCTTTTAAAGTTGTTTTTAAATATTCGGTTTTTGATACTACTGTAACTAATCTTTGCTCCTCTTTGCTTAAAGATAAAAAGTTTTTCTTTAACTCCTCCAAGTCTTTCGAGCTTTCTAGTAATTTAATCGCGTTCTCGTCTGAGATAGTAACTGGCGGATAATATTTTTTAAACCTTGCTACAAATCCGTGACGCTTGTCGGGACGAGCAAAAAGGACGACAGGTTTATTTAACCAATGCTCCATGAACTCGGATTTAAATTCTTTTATGAAAAAATCCGCGTTTGTATTGTTTAAGATAACAGGTTTGTAAATAGGATTGCCGTTTAAGTCCTTTAACCAGAAACCAGTTTTAGTTACCTTAGATTGTTGGGTTTGGTCGAATGTTTCCGAATCCTCAAATCTATCAATCATTACAACCATTTCGGGAGCTAGTCCCTTTCCGATTGCGAGACCGTTTTTTAAGTCTTCGCCTGATATATACCTCGCGTCGTTATTTTTACGCCAATGAGTCAAATTTTCTGTATTTTCCATTTTAGTAGTTGTTAAAAAATTTATTTAATAATTCGATGTCGTTAGGGTTAACCTCGTATCTGTTTAACGCTTGAGATACACGGCGACGAGTTAATCCTAAAGACTTCGCTATTTCGTTATCCGTGATTGAATAGTCGCGCTTTTTTTTATACCAACTATCTACGGTCTTTTTGGTTGCTTTTTTTAGTTTAATTTTTGGCATAGTGTTTATTTATTTTATTTTTTCTATTTCAGTTAAAAACTCTTTTATTTTTTCTATTTCTAAAAAAACAGTCTTGTTACTTTGAAAAATACAAATTACCTCAGTACTTGTATTAGGATTAATTAAATTACTTATTTGAATGTCGCCCAAATCCTGTTTAACTGTTTTTACTTTTTTTGATTTAATCTCTCCCGAGTTTTCTGTTGTTTCCATTTTTTAAAATTGATTTTGATTTTTATTTGTGTTAGGTGTTTTCTCTATTGGCTTTGTGGTTTCTAAAAATTTATTAGTCTCTGTCATTAAATCCATAAACGAGACGTCGACTTTCTTTTTAAAACGAGCGGCAAAAATTAACGTCGTCTCGATTGATTTGATTTTTTGTTCTAATTCGTCCGCTGTTTCTTTTTTTAATTGACTAGGTGATTTCATATTTATTATTTTTTATGTCCGTAATCGTCGCAAAAAGGACATTTTTGTTTTTCCGGGATATAACACTCGGAGTCATAATCCCAAATATTATTTAAAATATACCCGTCTATACATTCTACATTCTCGCATGGTTTCGGATCGTTAAAAATTGGCGTGTTAAATTCTTTTTCTGACATAAACTTAATTTTTTATAAAATACTTTGTTTCTTCTCCGTCTTTTTCCTCTGACCTTGCTATTAAAATGCCATTATGAAATACATTGTAATAAATAATATTTCCTATTTTTTTTGCGAGACCTTTTATATTTTCTTTATGAGTATAAAAGTCTAAATATTCATTTCTGGTTACTTCTTTCATGTTTTTAATTTGTAACTATTGTGTGTACAAATGTAACGTTTATTTTGTTACCACAAAGAAATAAAATTAAATTATTTTGTAACTAACTATTTATCAGTCTAATAAAATTAAATTAAGTTAAAATAAAATTAATATATTTGTCTTATGGCGGGACGACCTGAGAAATACACCAACGAATTAGCTGCAAAAATTTTGGAGCAAATCGCGACATCTAGTAATAGTTTAAAGATTATTTGCGAGGCTAATAACTTGAGTGTCAGTACGGTGCAAAAATGGTTAAGAGAGGACAAAGAATTTTCAATAAATTACGCGCGCGCGAAACAAGAGCAAGCGGATTTTATAGCAGAGGAGATTTTTTTAATTGCAGACACGCCGTTAATGGGAAAAAAGATTAAAACAAAGGTTGAGCTTATAAAAGACGATGAGGGTAATATTGTCCCGTTTGAAAGCGAGCAGGAGATAACAGAGGGTGACAATATAGAGCGGTCAAAGATAATGATTGACGCTCGAAAATGGCACGCCGCACACTTAAACCCTAAGAAGTACGGAAACCAGAATAAACCAAACGATAACGACACGCCTCCGATTTCATTCGAGGATTTTATAAAAAAAATAGACGAGGTATAAAATGGAAAAAATAAAATCAGTTAAGACGTACACAATTAGCGACGCGTTAGATATTTTAAACGATAGCCTTTTGACTAATAAAAAAAAGGAAATCGGATTAGAGCATTTTTATAATTTGATTTATAACAAGGTTAAGCCTGTTTTGATTCGTAAGCGTGACGGAGGCGAAACTAACGGAAAACGCGTTTTAATTAACCATAACGAGGTTGTGAAAGTTTACGATCATATTATCTCGAGTAATGAAAAGCGATACTCGACAAACGGGCGTAAAAAATTAGCGGCGTAGTTTTGGATATTGTACCGATATATTTTAAGCACTTCAAACAATGCGTAAAGAACGGCGAGAGATACGTCGTATTAAGAGGCTCATCTCGTTCCGCTAAAACTTACTCGCTCTGTCAATGGTTTTATTATTTGGCTAAGAAAGGAATAAAGTTCGAGTTAACTATCGTCGGCCATTCAATCCCGTTTCTCCGCGACGGTGTTTATAATTCATTTAAGCAAATCGCACCAAATGAAAATTTTATTAAAAGTCCTTTCTCTGTTAAAATTGATAACGCTGAAATATTATTTCGATCGTTCAAGGATGAGGACGACGCCAAGTCGGCTGAGAGGGATTTTTTATATGTTAATGAGTGCAATCACATACCATACGATATAATACAACAGTTAGTAATTAGAACGCGTATAATGTCTTTTTTTGACTTTAACCCTACGAAAAAGTTTTGGATTGACGAGTACGTTAATGACTCGAATATTATTCACACTACTTTTAAAGATAACCCATTTTTGTCAGATGCTCAAATCGAAAACTTTGAGAAAATAAAAGAAAGAGCTGAAAGATTAACAGCGTCGGCCTATGACAAGTATTTATATTCAGTTTATTATCTTGGAGAATATGGCGACATAAGCGGCAACGTTTTCTCTCAGATAACTGAAATTAACGACGAGGAATATTTATTGGCTGTTGGAGATAAAAAAATATTTGGTCTTGACTTTGGATTCTCTCAAGATCCTTGCGCGCTTGTTGAATTGACGTTTAAGGATGGTAAATATGTTGCAAAGGAATTACTTTATAAAAGTGGATTAAACGATTTTAAACTAGCTGAGATAATTAAATCACACGCAAAAGATGACGAGATAATTGTTTGTGACTGGGGGGCTGGAGGAGACGCGAGGATTAGCAATTTATTCGAGTTAACAGGACTATCATTTGCTAGAGCGGTAAAAGGGGAGGGGTCAATTAAAAACGGTGTCGAGTTAATTAATTCAAAACATTTTCTATTGCATGGCGAAAACATTAATCGTGAGTTTAAAGGCTATGAGTTTAAAGATGGTGCATTTGTTGACAAGGAAAATCATTGCTGTGACAGTGTTAGATATAGCCTAGACTATGCAATACGCTCTAACTATTTTGATTAACAAATTAATTTATTTAGTTTTGAAACATGGCTAAAGAGGTTTTAACATTTGAAAATTTAATAAAATACGCTGTTTTGTTATGCACGTTAACAGGGTTTTATTATAAACAATCGTCCGACATTAGGGACTTAGGAACTGAAAAAAAATTTCAGATTGAATATTTACAATATCAGATTACAGAATTAAAAAATTGTTGCGGAAAAAACGGAACGGATAGACATTTATCGTATAACAACAGGAGCGCGATAATTCCCAACAGCATCGAATTTCAAGACGAAAACTAAAACCTAAATAAATGAAAAAAGTAATTTTAACGAGAACGTCAGGAGATGACAAACAGACTTTGGGAGTTTTAACGACGGACGGCTTTACTTGCAAAAGTTTAGAATTGCCAGATAAAAAAAATGCGTCCCGCGTGTCTTGCATACCTGAGGGAGTTTATATTTGCAAGTACACAAAGTCTCCGTTATTCTCTAAAAATGCAGGAAAGGACGTTTTTACCTATGCTGTTTTAAACGTTCCTAAACGGGCAGGGATTCGCATACATTCGGCAAATTATGCGCGTCAATTACTAGGGTGCATTGCTTTAGGTGCGGCTCACAAAGATTTAGATATTGACGGACAGCTCGACGTTATTCACTCAGGCGACACCATTCGAAAATTTGAGGAGGTTATGAATAAGGAAGATTTCGAGTTAACAATTATTAAATCTTATTAAATGGAAATTTTAAAATCAATTTTGAAAGACATTCGATTTTATGTATTGACGATAATCGTTTGCTTTATTATATTTTTTAACTGCAAAGGTTGTCAGCCTGAGCCAATTAATAACATTGACTCGAAACAGATTCACGACACAATTAAAGTTTTGCAAACTAAAGTTGTCACGCTTGACAGTATAAGAACAAAGTTTGTTTATAAATGGCGTACGGTTAAAGATACTATTAACCTGACAGATACGGTTGAGGTTCTAAAGTTGCTCAGCGTTTGCGATACGATAATTTATACTGACAGCGTAGAGATTCAAACGTTAAAAACAATAAATTTTAATTACGCTAAGATTTGTAGGATTGACAGCGTAAAAATTGACAGCCTAACGAAATCTAAAAAAAAATATTGGAAAGGTTTTAAAAATGGTTTTATTGCGGGATCGGTTTTGACAGGCTCGATTATCTGGACGTCTGCAATAAAATAAATAAAATTAAGTTAATTAAAATTAACCGTTGTATTTTTGAAACATAACAATCTAAAAAATATTTAAAATGGCTTTTTCTAATTTATGCGAAACCCTTTTGTCTGCTGATATAAAACCGTCTTGCGACAATCCAATAGTTACAGGCGTTGAGCCTATCGGAGTTATTATTAACCGTAACGACATCGACTTTGCTAATATCGTTTACAACGGCACGAGAAAAACAGTCGTTGAGGACTTACCGTTAAAGGTTGGTAAAAAAGGTTATGCGATTTCAATTCCGTCAAATACTCCATTTGCGGGGACTGATACGAATTTAGTTGCGGGTACAAACTCTAACAAATTCACGTCGAATGTTGGTTTTGTTATTTTAAATAACGATCCAGACGTAACGGAGAAAGTAATTAAAGGCTTAGCTAATGGCGAATTTGTTGTAGTTATTCAAAATAAATACAACAACAAAGACAAGGCTTTAACTCCGTCTGACTCAGTACATGAGATTTACGGTTTAGAGAAAGGCTTAAAAGCGTCCGCAATGGGTAACGACAAATACAGCACGGACACGGACGGAGGTTGGTCTGTTGTGTTAACTGAGACTGAACACCCGACTCCTGCTTATTGGTTTTATGACACCAATTTAGTAACGACAGAAACTAAGTTCGAGGCTTTAACTGACGTAGCGACATCGTAGTGAATAGCGAAGAAATATATAACGAATTGAAAGCCCTACAAAATAGGGCTTTCTCGTTATCTAAAAAAGACAGGGAGTTTATTCGCAATACTTCTAAACTTTTAAACGTTCCGTTTTATCCGAAAAGTAAGTGTGAGGACTGTTATAAGGACCAGATAATTATTTTAGCTATCGAAGTTAAAAAGAGTTTATCGGTTATCGAAAACAATTCGACATCTTATAAAATGGTTAACGGAAAGTCGATTAAGTGGAGAGGAATAAATATTAACGACGAAACAATCACGGACGAAATAGCTGAGAAATTTATTTTAAATGTAAAAAATTCAATTAACTTTATACAAAAAAAATAAGATGTTTATATTTGGTTATTTTATCGGGGTAAGTTCGTCAATCGTTGCGGCATCTATAATCATTGTGTTATCGAGAGCATACGATAGAATTAAAGAAAAAAAAGACAATGCAGTTAATAACACCTCAACAGATTAAAGACCGTCACGATGTGTCTTTTCATAAAGACGACAATGTTATCGAGTCGTCGATTTCTGCTATTGAAAATATTTACGTTAAAGCGGTTTTAACAAAGGAGCTTTATGCTTATTTATTATCTACTGTAAACACAAGCCCAGAGCCTACGTTTACGGCTTTTTTAATGAATGGCGGACTTTACGATATGTCGCCTTTTAAGGTTCACATAAACGGATTAATCGACGCTGTCTCTGCTCTTGTTTATGCTGACTTATTAATAAAACAAACCGTTGTTACTCGTTACGGAGCAGTAAATAAAACAGATACTCGCTCACAAAATAAAGATTACAACGAGTTAAATACTCAGATTAGCCGATATACTAAAATAGGCAGACAATATTTAGACGACATTCGAGAGTATGTAAATACTTTAGATTCTAGCGATTCTAGTTTAGTAGCTCAAAAAGAGATAATCGAACTAATACAAAAAAGCGTTTGCTACAAAGTTGACGGAATTTTAAACGAATGGATTTAATGTTATGAGAATAGGAAAATTTAATATCAGTATAATTAAAAACGATAACGCTCAGTCCGTTGTCTCTGGAAATTCTCGCGCGTTAATCGTTGGTAATTCATTCGGAAATTTAAACCTGTTGACAAATTATAAATTTGCTGACGTTATTTTATATCAGATTATCAAAAAAATAACTACGGCAATGAGTGGCGTTGTTTGGACTTTCTCGGGAACAGAGAACGGCGTTTTAGGATTAAGATTGAAAATATTATTCGAGAAAAAATTTAGCTTAATTTATAAGAAAATGTTTTTTGACGGCGTGGCTGTTTTCGCTGTTAACTATGAGACAAACGACGTTATTTTATTGGAGACGTCAGATTATAATTTAAGGGACGGAAAAATCGAAGTAAAGAGTCAACTAAACAACTATCGCATTTTTACTTTATATTCTGACACGTTCTCGATATTCGGAAAGACTGATTATTACACTTGTAAAGATTTGTTTTTACACATAGATAATTTATTAAACGCTATTAACGCAACTACCGAAAATCTTGGAGCTATGGGCGTACTTTCGCCAGAAACAACGGCGGGAGTCATGTCTAAACTAGGAGACAAAGAGAAAGAGGCAATACAAAAAGACTGGCGCGAAAACTACGGTCTAAAGATTGGCAAGTGGTCGATAATGATCTCAAACACTCCTACGAAATTTCAACAAATCAATTTGCCTATTAAGGATTTAGAACTTAGCGCGAAGTTAAAGGACGCGATCCAAATCTTAGCCGGTTATTTAGAGGTGCCGTATGAATTAATCGCAACGTCTGGACAAAGTACTTTTGCTAACAGATTTGACGCAAGAGACGGCGAGTTGTTGGGTATGACTTGCACCAGTTACGCGAATAAACTATTTGATTTAGCAAACGAAATTTATTTCGCTAAGCAAATGAAAATTAACTATGTGATTGAAACTAAAAGAACTGAAAACCATTACCACAAATAAAATAAAATAACTATGAAAGGTTTATTTAATATAAATAATGCAACGACTTACAAATTTGAGAAAGTCGGAGAAACTGCTAACGATATAAAGTATATTGTTAAAGGCGACGTCGCCCACTATGGCGTTAGAAATAACAACTACGAAATTGATATGGCGGGTTGCTTTGCGGATCATTTGAAAATGATTAAAGACAACGCTCAGACAATCCCTTTAGTTATTAATCATTGTGAGGACGAAAACCACGTTATCGGAAAGTTTATCGAGTTCGAGGACGGCAATACTTATTTATGGGGGACGGCTGAGATAATTAAAACTCCTCACATTATTAACGAGGTAATCCCTAAAATTGAGGCGGGAATTTACCCGAGTTTCTCTACTTATGGTTGGGCGACTGAGGGAAATTGGAGCAACGAGAAAGAGGCATTTATTGTAAACAAGGGAATTTTAGGACACATCTCTTTAGTTTCTCAAGGCTCGGACTTAAAAGCTAAGGCGACACTAGAGGAGTTAAGAAATAAATTTGAGGTTAAAGAGCCTAGAAAATCGTTATTTACTTTTGACTTTAAAAAATAATTAAATAAAATTAAGTTAAGTAAAATTAACTTATTTATTTTTATCACATAAAAACAAACATTAAAAAATTTCATTATGAAAAAAAATACTAAACTTGTTGCATTGTTAACTAATTTAAAAAACTCTTTAGCACCAGAAACTAAAGACGATGTTAAAAAAGCATTTGACGAGGCAATCGCTGAGGCTGAGGCTGCTACTACTGAGGTAAGCGCTGAGGACTTAGTTAAATTAGTTGAAGAAAAAATGGCGGCTACTATGGCAACCAAAGCCGACGTCGCAACTCTTGCAAATATGTTACAAGAGAAAGTTATCGTTAACAAAGCTCAGGATTATTTAAAAAGTAAAAAATCGTTAACAGCGTTTTATAACACTATTAAAAATTCGACACGCGATACATTCCGTAAAAATTGGGCTGAGGTTTTAAAGAAAGAAATTTCTAACGACATAGATCCAAACGGTGCGTTATTGCCTGTTGAGATTGTACAGTCTATTGTTGACAGAATTCAAAAAGCGGGTTCTTTATTCGGTATGTTAAACCATACAGGATTAAAAGCTATTCGCGTTCCTGTTAACGCAATGGCTGAGGATAGCGATACAAGCCGCGCAGGTCGTCACACTAAGGGGCAAGACAAACCGGCTCAAGTTTGGGATTTATCTCCTAAAACAATTTTAGCTCAAGCGATTTTTAAATTATTGCCTGTTGATTATGAGACGATGCGTCAGGTTGACGATGAGTCAATGTTAGTGGCTTACATCACTAACGAATTAACTAACGCATGGGTTAACGAAGTTGAGCGCGCAATCTTAGTAGGTGACGGACGTTCTACTTCAGACGTTAGACACATTTCGTCTTTTGAAAAATTAGCAGTTGCGGCAACGACTAACTATATTACAGTAATTCAAAACGCGGCATCTCCCGCTGTGATTACTATGGAATTAGTTAAACAAGCTGTTGACTCTATTAACACTGACGGGCGTTTAGTTTTAGTTTTAACAAAACAAAACAAAACGATTTTAGCGAAACAAGTTTTTGCGACAGGTGGAACGACTCAGTATTTAAGCGACGCTACATTAGCTGAGCAATTAGGAGTGGCTAAAATCATTACTAATAAATTCGTGACGTCAGCTAACGGAGCGTTAGCGATTGTTATGGACGTTGACGCTTATCAAGTTGTTGGCGATACTAGACCAGAGCAAATTAACCAATACGATATTTACAAAAACCAAAATGTTTTTGAACTTGTCGGAATGGCAGGAGGTGCTTTCGGTAAATTTGAGGCGGGAGCGGTTGTTAAGCCTTAATTAAATTTAAAAATTAATTACTTTAAAAGGGTGGGTTATTTAGCCCGCCCTTTTTTGATTTAAAGCTATGGTTATAACTAAAAAAACTAAACTATCCGAGTGTTCAATCTTTTTAAAAGAGGAGGATTTAAATTTAATTGCCGAGAAAGTTCCTAACGAATACCTCAGCAAATACGATTCGATACTTAGCGGAACGATTGGGGATTTTATTCGTTTAATGGTTGGGGATCAAGAGTTTTTTAAAGATTATTTTTTTAAAGAGAATAAAGACATAACGGTTTACGAATATGCAGCCCGTTTAAAGCATTTAAAGCAGGAGATTGATAAGATTATTAAATATTTAAAATCGTTAAGCATAGATCAAATGCCAGAGGAAATAACAGCATCTAAAGGCGTTAACTTTCCAAGCTTTTCGGAAAATATGTTAATATACTGCCAACAAAAATTTTTCTGCAAATCTTTTAAAGAGGCTGAGAATGTTTTGTTAAGCGATTTTATTTTACACAAAAAATCTGATTTAGCAAATTCAAAATACGAGCGTAACCTTAGAATGGTTAACGACAGAAAACAAAAACAAAAAGTAAAAAGATAATGGATATTAACGCTAAAATAAAACTAATAGCCGAAACAATGACGGGTTACTCTGTTGTTGTCGATACATCAAACGGCGCAAACGTTGAGCTGTCAAAAATTACAATGCCTTGCATTTTAGTTTTTATTCAAGAGACGGGAGAGTTTGCCTCCAATAACTCACATTACAGAGATTCGGTTAATATCCGCGTCGCTTTTTTAAATAAAATGCCTAAAGGTTTTAAAGAGTCAGACGTTGAGACTATGCGTTACGAGTTAAAGCAAGACATGGTAATTTTATACCACAAATTAAAATTTGACTTTCAATTTAAAATAAATAACGAGACGGTTCGTTACGAAATTGTTTACGACGAGTTCGACGATAATCTATTGGGAGTCGTTTTCAATGATAACATAAAAGAGAGAGTCGGGTTAAATTTAGCTTGTGACGTTCCCGACAGTCACGGAGAACTTCCATCCTCTCCGTCGTTTTGTCAAAAAGTTTCAGAGTGTTCGTCTATCATTTCTATTAACGAAATGTTAGACTCATTACAACAGCAAATAGATGATTTACCAACGACGACAGGAGTCCAATCAGTAACAGGTCCTCAGGTAGACGATACAGACCCAAATAATCCTATTGTTAATCCGTTAGGCTTAATAAAAATAGTTGATTTAAACGGTGATTTTTTTACGGATTTAGC